CTGGGATCCAAGAAAAAAAACGATTTTTAGAAGAGAAAGAGATTGACGATAGTACTGAAGTTGAAAAAGAAATCAGTTTCACTGAAAGAAATAATGTAATTAAGCCAAAGAAAAAATATCAAAATGCTTTAATAGTAATTTTATTTTGTTTTATTTCTTTAATTGTAATAGTTGATAATTCGAAAACTGAAAACTTAAATGATAGTTCTTATTTCTCAATTTCATATATATTAAATATTATTAATGAAGACTACGATAAAATGCATTTAAAATCTATTGTTTTCGATAATGAAAAAGTTAATATTGTTATTGAAATGCATAGCAGTGATAAATTGGATGAAAAGATTAATTTTTTTGAGAGTTTCAATTATAATGTTTGGGGTGCAAAGGTGGATAAAAGACATTATATATATATAAAAGAAACTTGCAGTTTCTATGGTGTGTAGATTAGTTTTGCAGTAAATTAACTATATAAATAAAGGAAATTTTATGGCATTTGAAGTACGAGAAGGGTCAGGCTCAATATTTGAGAATGACAATAAGAAAAGTGAAAATTCACCTGATTATACAGGAACTATTAATATAGATGGTGTGTTATATTCATTAGCCTTATGGAATAAGGTAGCAAAGTCTGGAACTCAATATCAAAGTGTTAAAGTTTCAGTAAAGGAACAAAAGAATCCTTTTTAACCCGAAAATAATATTATGATGGAAATATGGATGGAATATGGAATTACTGGTGTCGTAGTTGTTTTGTTTGTAGGCATGTTAGGTTTTCTACAAAAAGCAGTTATGGGCAAATTAGAAGAGATAGAACAAATATGTATCAAGCTGATTGATAGGTGGAATCGTTCAGATGAAGCAAGGGATAGAAGACACGAAGATTTGGTAAAAGAAATTAATGATATAAGTGATGACCTTAATTTTCTTAAAGGAAAAGCTGATAAATAGCATTTTTTATGCCTAATAAGAAAGCTAAGGAGCGTAAGCGCTTAAAAAGAAAGCTTGCAGCAGAAAATAAGCGTATTAAGCGTGAAATGCAAAAAAGGAGACAAGGTGGAAGTATCGTGTAGAGGTAAAACCTTTAATATATACCCTATAAATGAGTATATGAATGAAGATTGGCAAGGTCCAAGCGTAGTTAGCGATTGGAGACAAGCTAAAAAAGGCGATTGGGTAATGACGAGTAATGATTTTGTTATTCAAATTATTAGTAGGCGTAAAAAACACCCTAAAACTCATAAAAAGCCCTTTTATTTACTTAAAAGCGGTTTTGGTGAACATCCAACCTATAAAAAACATATTTTTGCTACAAAACAGGTCAATTATGCTGAAAATCAGTATAAAGGTAAAGAGCTGGTGAAGAATGTGGCAGCTACAACACTACAAAAATCATTTGCAGATAAAATATCGATGGAATTTAAGCCAGATAATAATGGTCAATTTAGTTCTGAAGATATTGTAAATTGTTATATGTCTACATATATGGACAATAACCCTACGCAAGCTTTGCGTAGAGGTACTAACTTATTGAAAAGAAAGTATATTAAGGAGCGTATTAGTATGAATCTACGAGACAAGTTAATTGAACAGGGTTTAAGTGATGAATTTGTTGTAGAAAAATATAGAGAAATATTAGATGGCAAAGATACGCCTCATAATACTAAATTGAATGCATTAAATAAGGTTTCCGAACTACTTGGACATTCAATTAAGGAAAAAGAGACTAGAAGCCAAAGTATAATAATGATTAGTGAGGGTGATAAAAAATTATTAGCACAAGTGCGTAAGGAGTTAAGCGATAAAGAAGTAAATCAACTTATGTCTAAGGTTAAAAAAGAGGGTATTGAAGGTGTTACTAAACCTAAAAATTCCAAAAGCGTATCATAAAATACAAGTAGATACAAAAAAGCCTGGTCTTATTATATTAGAGGGCAATAATTACTCTATTGATGGAGAAATTGTTGAATTTATAACAGATATGTTGCAAGAATTGAAAGATTTAAGAGATATAGTGGATATATATGAAAAAGAGTATATAATTACTCAAGGAGAAGCATAATGGGAAGATATGGCACAGGAAGTAGTAAGTTTTCCGACGGGACATCACGAATGAAGACAACTTTAAAGAAAAGGAGAAAAACATCAAAAAGAAAAGCACAAACGAAGAAATCAAAGAAATGATAGCCCAAAGACTTGATTTGGGTCAAAAAAGATACAATCAAGACGTACCAATGGAAGATAATAGAGATTATACGCAAGAAGCATTAGAAGAGTTACTAGATGGCTGTGTATATTTAGCTGCTGAGATATTGCGATATAGAAATAACAGTAAAAAGTAGTAGATGGAACTATCATATACACCTGAAGAGCGAGAGGCGCTATTAAAAAGAATGTATATGGATATATTTTTTTTCGCGAGGTTTATTTTAGGTGATGAGGAACAACCTATGCATTATCATATCCGTAAACCTAGCCCTCCTTTTCATAAAGAGATTATTAATGAGTTGTTAAAATTAAAAAGAGGAGATAAGATGGCTGTTGTTGCTCCTCGCGGTCACGCTAAGTCTACGCTCATTAATTTAGTTTACCCATTACATCGTATCTTGTTCGACGAAGAAAAATTTATATTATTAATATCTGAATCAGAAAGACAATCAAAATTTTATTTAGAAACACTAGGGAGTGAAATAGAACATAATGAAAAACTTAAATATTTCTTTGGCGACAGAAAAGGTAAAACCTGGGGCAAAGAAGAAAAAGACTTTATTACTGGATTTGACGAAAAAGGAGAACCCAATAGTTGGTGTAAGGTACTTGTTCGAGGAACAGGTCAAAAAGTAAGAGGTTTAAAATATGGAGCATATAGACCCACGCTTACAGTTATTGATGATGGTGAAGGTGAAAAAAATACAGCAACAGAAGCTTTAAGAGATAATTTTAGAGGATGGCTAAATGGAGCAGTAATTGCAGGTTCAGCTGACGCTAAATTAATATTTATTGGAACCATTGTTGATGAAGAGAGTTATCTTAATAGGATAGCTGGACCATTATCATATAATAAAAACAAATCCCGTAAAGTTATTGGTTGGAAATCTCTATTTTATCAAGCTATAATTCAAGATACCGAAGAGGGTGAATTTATAGCGAGCGGTAAAGAGATTGTTGGGAAAAATGGAAAAAATAAAGTTTTATGGGAAGAATATCGAGGTCACGATTGGTTAATGGCAGAGAGAGACAGGCTTGTCTCAGAGGGCGATGTAGCATATTTTTATCAGGAATATCAAAACATTCCAATGGACGATAGTTTTCGTGTATTTAAAAAAGAAGATATGCAGTATTGGGAAGGAATTTATTCTTATCATCAAAATCAATCTTTTGTTATGGTGGATAAAGATGGTAAGAAAGAAGAAATCCCAGTAAATATATTTATGGGGGTAGACCCAGCCGCAAGTGAGAATGTAAAGGCTGATTATACAGTTATAATGGTCATTGCTGTAGATAAAGAAAATAATATATATGTTGTTGATTACTTTAGGGGTCAAGTGACTCCAATGAGCTGTGCGGATAAATTATTTGAAATGATGGAATTTTACCATCCAAGAGAAATAAAGATAGAGGAGACGGGGCATATTATGTTAAGTGAGTATGTCATACAAAAATCAAAACGGGATGGACATTTTTATAATATCAATCCAAAAAAAGCAATTAAGTCTAAATACTATAGAATAAAACAAATGCAACCATATTTTGCGTCTAAGGCTATTTATCTAAAAGAAACCCATTGGGAATTAGAAAGTGAATTATTAAATTTTAAGGAACATGGAACATTCAAGAAAGACACTCTTGATGCTTTAAGGTGGTCTCTTGACGATGTTTTTGTACCTCGCGTCAATTATGACGACGATGGGAATATAATTCAATATAAGTCAAAGGTAGCTGGTATGGATTGGGAAACAGGACAATTAATTTATGCCTAGAATTATATATAATAAATTCCTTAATATCTTCGATAGAATATGATAAGATTTAAACAGTTATCCTTAGATACGCTAAAAGCTAGCGATGTTCGCGACGAGTATACAAAATATTCATCTGATTCTTCAGATTTCCGATATCAACTAGCAGAAGACGAAGAATTCTTTCTTGGTATGCAGTTAACGGGTACTCAAAAAGATTATTTATTGAGTATAGGACAGCCACCAGAGGCAAATAATAAAATTAGACCATCCGTAGAGCAGGTGCTAGCAAATGTAGCAAGCTCTTCTCCAGAGTGGGATATTATTGCTTCAGGCCAAACCGATAATGATATAGCAAATGTTTATAATGCATTATTAGATAAAATTTGGTTCGATTCACATGGGGATAGGCATTTTAGAAATATTTGTAGAGACTATATTGTAAAAGGTATAGGATATATGTATGTATACCCAGACTGGCAAGCAGAGCAAGGTGCTGGCGGAATAAGAATTAAAAG